CACAGTCGACCAGCTTGGTCAATATTGTGTTGATATTGACGGAACGGGAAAGGCGGGAAAGATTGCGCTTTATGACACCAGCGGAAATCTGGTTGTCGATGGCGGGTCGATCACTTATCCGGCCTCTATCGCATGGGCGGACTGCACGGCATTTACGGCGACATCGGTATCCGCTGCCAGTTATGTACCGCTTGGCTCTTGTGTCGATACCAAAGGTTCGTTTGGATATGACTCAGCAAACGCCGGGTCATTTGCAACAGAGGGTTATTCCACATTCCCGGCAGACCCTGAAACCGTGACAGTAGATGGTGATAGCGGGTACGGGTATGGTAGCCGGGCGAATTTCACAGCAAGCGGTGGTGGCTCAGGGCCAAACCTGTTAACAGTTTTAGGTGTAGGATAAAGCATGGCAGACAATACAACTTTGAATTCTGGGTCAGGCGGCGACGTAATCGCCACTGACGATATTGCTGGCGTTAAGCATCAGCGAGTCAAGATTCAGTACGGTGTAGACGGTTCCGCAACCGATGTATCTGACACCAACCCCTTGCCTATTGATGATGCAGGTGGGTCACTAACGGTTGATGGCACAGTAACGGCAAACGCCGGGACAGGAACATTTACGGTCGATGGCTCTGGTGTAACTCAACCGGTCAGCGGCACGATCACAGCCAACCTGTCAGCCACTGATAACGCAGTTCTTGATGCCATCAACGCAGCGCAATTACCAGACGGTCATAACGTCACGGTCGATAATGCATCGATCGCCGTTACGAACGCAGGGCTTACAGAGCTTGCAGCAGCGATCAACACCAACCAACTTGATGTCAATATCGCCACGGATTCTGTCGGTAACGGTGGTGGCACAGAATACACGGAAGACGCAGCCGCGCCTGCCAACCCTGTGGGTAAAGCTGGTCTTATGGAGCGCGACGACGCGCTCGCTGGTATTACCCCGATCGAGGGCGATTGGTCGCACCAGTTCTGTAATGCCAATGGTGCGCTGTGGACGGCGGTTGATGGCACGGTCACGGTTGACGGCTCGGGCGTCACACAGCCCGTCTCCGGGACTGTTACAGCCAATCTCGGCGCTACCGATAACGCCGTGCTTGACCAGATCGAGGTCAATACATCTTACGGCGATAACACGGGGGGTGGTACGGAGGCAGGCGCTCTAAGAGTAACCATTGCCAACAACTCAACGGGTGTTCTATCGGTTGATGATAACGGTGGCTCCCTGACGGTTGACGGCACTGTAACGGCTAATGCTGGTACAGGCACGATGACGGTCGACCTGGGGTCTAATAATGACGTACAAGGACAGGGCGCCCATGATTCAGCCGTTACTGGAAACCCGGTAGTTACTGGCGGCAGGGCGACCAACTCGGTTGAAGGAATAACGCAGGTCGCTAATGGAGACGCGGTTCGGGCAGCCGCCGATCTGAACGGCGTGATGTTGACCCGCAATGCAACCACGCTGGAAGAAATCCTCACAGAGCGCATATCCAACACCAACGGCACCAGTACTAACTTCAGTACATTCGGAGCAGGTGGTGCGGGCATCCACAACTACATTACGGCCATCTCTATTCATAACAGTCACGCCAGCACGAATGGCTATGTGGACTTCAGGCAGGGATCATCGGGCGCGGTTGAATGGACAATGGCCGCACCAGCGGGAGGTGGTTCAGTGTTGTCGTTCGACCCTCCGCTTAAATTTGACGCAAATACCGCTGTCGCTTATGACGTGAGCGCAGCCATTAGCACGGTTTATATCTCAATCTGCGGGTTCCAGGCACAGGGGTAATCCATGCTTCTGCCGTTACATCTTAACGGCCTCAATCTCGACTCCGGGACCGCTGTTGCGGTTATTACAGGAACTGCGGCGGCGGGGCTTACTGAGGCTGAAGTCGTTGCCGGTGGTGAGACCATCATCATCACACTCACCAATGACACCTGGGTCGCGGCAGGCGCCACCTTCAACGCCCAGCGCCAGAACATTATTGACGGGCTGGACAGTGCTCAATCCGAGGTCACGGGCTGGAATGCCGAGGTCCGCGATAACGAGGTAGTCACGGCGGTTGTCAGGACCTCTGACACGGTAGTCACCATCACTCTGTCTGCCGCTGCTGCCTATGATGTAACGGCGGATGAGACCATTACGGTCACAGTGCCGGCATCGGCCCTTGTCACATCAGCCACAGAACTTACCGCCACGCCGACCATTGCGGTCACAGCAGATGCCGAAGTGGTTCAAAACCTGGGTGGTGGTGCAGATCCGACCGATTTCCAGTTTGGGCCGATACCGAACCAGCGGCTGTCAGAAGATGACATCAAAAAAATGCTGACGGCGTTTCTGGACAAAATTCATTAACGGGCTTTGCCCACAATCAATAGCTTGTGTTACATTGCGCGGCAGTGACGCCGACTTTACGGGCGATGTGGACGCCGCACCGCGGGCGATGATGGACGCCGCATCTGACGGGCGCAGGAGTGGAATCATATGGCTGAGGCCGAGGTTGTCGAGGCGGGCGAAGAGCCCAGTCTCGAAGATGTACTAAGTGCAGCAGAACCAGAAGCTGAAGCGGATGTAAAACCAGAGGAAACGGCGGAGCCGGAGACCGAGGCAGCGGCTGAAGAGACGTCAGAAGCTGAGGCGGAGGAACCCGAAAAGCCGGACACGTCATCGACATCGGATGACGAGCCGATGGTTCCACGGGAAGGATTGCTGGATGAGCGCAAGAAGCGCCAACAGCTCGAAGCCGTACTCAAGGACCCCGAGAAGCTCAAAGAGCATCTTGCCCGACTTGAGGAAGCTGACACTGGTGACAAGTTACCATCGCCGTTCGAGGATGAGGATGGTTTCGTAGCCGGCGTCGACAGCAGGACTGATCAAAAGCTGGTCGCTGAGAGGGTCAAACTGTCCCGCAGCTTGATTGGCATGGTCAAGGAGGACTGGCCAGACCGTGAGCAACAGTTCATGACCCTGGTCGACAAGGACCCCACCCTGGTCGAAAAGATGCTGGAAGCCGAAAACCCGGCTTTGTTTGCGTATGACACCGCTGTTGAAGCGGAGCGTATTGCGAACCTCGAAGCACAAAACTCCGAGGAAGGACTTGCCAAGCTCAAAGAAGAGCATCGCAAGGAATTCATGGAAGAGTTCGGGATTGATCCAGAGAAGGCCGAAAAGCCTGCCGAGGAAACGCCCGACACCAGTACCGAGCCCGAGCGCAAAAACGATTCAGACGCAATCCCGTCATTGGCTAACCAGCGATCCACTGGTGGCGCCGACGAGGTGATCACCGATAACGAATCGCTGGAGGATGTACTTGGGAGGTAAAACATGGCTGATACAGCTCCAGCCAGTTCCCTTGAGGTCATCAAGTTCCGGCGCGATTTTTTTCGCGAGTACGTTCGGAATAACCGTCTAAGCCCGTATTCGGGCACGGGCGTGACAAACCCGATCGTCATCAAGGAAGACCGAGGGCCAACCGTTCGTCATCCGCTCGTAACCCGTATGACCGGGTCTGGTGTATCCGGATCTGATCAGTTGCGCGGTAACGGCGAGTCGATCGGTAACTATTCCTGGGACACCAATCCGACGTATTACCGGCATGCGGCCGAGTTCAACAAGGAAGATTTGGAAAAAACCAATATCGCCTTGATGCGCGCTGCACGTCCGCTCCTGATGGAATGGGCAATGTCGGCTACGAGGGATCGGCAAATCCAGGCATTGGGTGCCATTTACAACGGCACCACTTACGCGAACTATGGAGACGCGGCGGAAGCGGCTAAGGACACCTGGCAGACCAACAACTCTGACCGGGTGCTTTACGGCGCCAATATTGCCCTGACGGGTGATGATTCTGCCCAGATCGGTGGTGTTGACAGCACCAATGACACGTTTGTACGTAACCGTGTTGACGATCTGCGCCGTCTCGCAGAGGATGCAGACCCGCACATCCGGCCGATCCAGACGGATCAGGACTCGGAGGTGTATGTCATCTTCGCCGGTTCAATCGCATTCCGGGACCTGAAACGGGACTTGGAAACGCTGAACTCGAATGCGGATGTCAGGGGCATGCGTATCACGTCGGGCGGCAACGTCCTGGCGCGTGATGGCGACATGTTCTGGAACGGTTGCATCATTCGCAAAGTGCCGGAGATCACCAAGATTTACAGTGCGACGGGCAAACCGCTGGCAACAGCTGGTGCGTCGTCAATCGCTGTAGAGCCGGTGTTTCTCTGCGGCGCTCAGGCGCTGGTACACGGCATGGGCCAGAGGCCGGATATCGTGGTCGATCGGACCTACGATTATGGCTTCCGTCCCGGTGTTGCCGTGGAGTTGAAGGAAGACGTCAAGAAGGCGTATTTCAACAACATCCAGCATGGTTTGGTCACCGGATATTTCTCCGGCGCGGCATAAGCTACCGAATAGCTTAAGAGGGAAACTGAAATGGCAAACGTCAATTCAACCCAGCATGCGGCAGCCGTTGAGCAAGGGGGCCAGATGGGTAACCTCCACGTTTTGTGGGGGGAATACGAGATCGCGACAGCATTGTCGGCGTCGGATACAGTGACCTTTTTCGAGGCACCACGCGGATTTACCTGCCTGATGGGTTGGTTGATCGGTGATGACCTGGATACGGGTATCGAAACACTGGAAATCGACGTTGGTGATGCGGATGACGCTGATCGTTTCCTGAACTCGGGTGTTATCACCGGTGATGCTGTCACAGGCATCAAACCAGTGGCGTCAATCTGGTTGCCGCTGACCGGTATCGGCATCCTGAGTCCGCATACCTACACCGCTGCGACCAATGTGATCGGCACGATCACGGCGGCTGCAGCGACGGGTGGCACAGGTACGATCGGGCTTCGCATGATCGGCACGATGTTCGATCCGCGAGTCTCACCACCTGACGCCCCGGTTTAAGCTGGCGCAAGGGAAGTACAGAGGGGCACTCGTTTCGGGTGCCCCTTTTTCGTGTACCATTCACGTGTTTTCACGAGGAATAACCCATGAAAGTCAAATACGTTGGAGATCCCCGCAAGGGCGGCACCGCTGAAGGTTCGGCAGAGCGCTATGCTGACCAACCGGTTGTGGACGTTGCATCCAAAAAAGACCCTGAGCGGGTGTATCGCTTCGAGCTTGGCCAGTCTGTCGATGTTGAGGACGCCGACGCGCAGCAGTTCGAGGACCACTCGCATTTTGAGGTTTCGGCGTCGGGCGGAGCCAAGAAAAAGAAATGATCAACGCGATCGATACCGGCCGACCACAGGCCGAGATTGATCGCCTGATTGACTGGTCGCGTCGTCACTGGAAGCCCGGCATAGGCCGGGTACAGGAAACCACGGACGATTCAGACGAGCGCAGGATATTTGTGGATCTTGCCCGCCAGTGGTTCAAAGACCAGGGCGTTGCCTGTGCGCGGATTCGGACGTGGTTCAACATACAGAAGCCCGACCATGAACCCGGCAAGTATGATCATGGATATCCGCATGTCCACGCAGACAGCTCGGCCACCACGTTGGTCTACTACCTTGATCCGGGCGATGTACCGGCAGAACTGCATGTTTTCGCGGACAAGCCGGTGAACGGCTCATCACGCTGGGTGCAGGAGGTCATGCCCGAGGTTGGCAAGGTCGTATTCATCCCAAACGGGGTTTGGCACGGGGTGGTCAAAAACCGGGGTGAAGAGGACCGGATTGCATTGATTGCGACCGCATACCCGATATGAATATTGTGCAGATGCCGCAGCGCAGCGTGCTACAAATGCAGTGTGTTTCGTGTGGCAGCGACACTTTTGTTCTGGAAGACTTCAAGGGCGTACCGATTGTGCGCTGTTCGGAGTGTGAAACGGAAATCGAGGGTGTGCGATGGTTTGAAGATCGCAGGCCGCCAGCGGCATGACCGAGCAAGAAGCGTTACAATTCCTGCGGCAGTTCCCATTCGATCGATACGGGTATGAATTATGAGCACCACTGCACTGGCCGATCTGTACAACGATGTCTTGCGCGAACTGGGGGTTTTGAGTCGCGGCCAGACCGCCCGGGCCGAGGATACCGCCGACATGGTCAAGGCATATTCTGAAGTTTTTCAACGGCTTGACCAACGTGACCTGACCCGCTGGGATTCGGACGATGCGGTACCTGATGAGTTCGTGCAACCGGTGGTTGCGCTGGCTGCCAAGTCCAGGCTCAACAAATATGGCGTGGATGTGGAGCGCCGGCGCAGCATCGAGGCAAATGCGTCAAGGGCGTTTTTCGACATTGGCCAGTTGTTGCAATCCGCCAAAGCCGGCACCACCGAGATAGAGAACTTCTGATGGCCGAGGTACCGATCCCGCTGATCGGGCCGGGCTATGAGGTACGGTCCAAAGAGGTCGCAGCGCAACAGACCATCAACCTGTTGCCGGAGATCAACCCGGAAGGTAAAAAAATTCAGTCCCTGCACGCCTTCCCGGGCATGAAGGAATGGCTGGATGTCAAAGCCTATATCCAGAGCAACAGCGGTATTGTCTGGAATGATTTCTCGGACCGCGGCCTGGTGGTCGTTGATGGAACACCGCACTGGCTAACTGACCAGTTTATCGTGGCCATTGGTCCGGAACCGAGCGCCACCGTGGTGGGTAACTTCAGCAGCGGTGAACCGGTGGCACCGGTGGCTGGCACGGGTCGTGCTGACATGGCGACTGATGAATCGGATGTCGTTATTGCGACCGGCTCGACCTCGTACCTGATGACAGCGGGTGGCGCACCTGCGGCAATCACGGATACCGATGTCACGGCACCGAGGACGGTCACGTACCTGAATGGCCAGTATATTTTTGATGACACCAACGGCACGGAGTTCAAAACCACGCAGGTAACGTCCACGCTTTCTGTCAGTGATTTTGCCAATGCCGCGGATACGGCCGCTGCAGAGTCATACAGTGACGCCATCTTGCGTATCGTGTCGTTCAACCAGATGGTGTATTTCCTGGGCGGGGTGTCGTTTGAACCCTGGTGGAACTCGGGTGTTGGCAACCCGCCTTTTGATCGCGTCAATTCCGGTATCCGGAAAATCGGTGTTGCGGGTCGCTGGGCGGTGGCCGTGGACGAGGACGCAATATTTTTCTTAGATTCCCGCCGCACACCCATGATTATGCGGGGATTTGACCCGGTACCGCTCACCAATCCGGCGCTGGGTAAAGAGTTTGGTTCCTACTCGACCGTGGAAGATGTCGAGGCGATGGTTTACCGGCTGGATGGTGCGCGCATTTTCCAGCTGAATTTCCCGACCGCTGACCGGACCTGGTTCTGGCATGAGCCGTCGAATGCCTGGTACCAGTTATCAAGCGGCATCAATATCGGCCGGCACCTGATGTCCAGTCATGTCTATGCGTACAACACGCACATTGCTGCGCACCCGAGCAACGGCAAGTTGTATGAGCTGGACTTCGATACCTTTACTGATGCCGGCAACACGGTGCGCCGGGTTCGCAGGACCGCCAATATCCACGGTGGCCTGTATGGTGCGCCCGGCAGAGAACTGATTTTTGACCGGGTGGAGTTCGACATAGAGGCCGGCGTGGGCATTCCGACCGGCCAGGGCTCATCGCCAGAAGTCATGATTCGCTATTCGGACGATGCTGGCAGGACCTGGTCAGCCGAGGATAAGTACACGTTGGGTGCCGGTGGTGACTACCTTCGCAAAGTCGTACTCACCCAGCAGGGTCGCGCTTACAATCGTGTGTATGAACTGGCGTGTTCAGATCCTGTGCGGTTTTCGCTGATTGCCGCAATGGGTGATATCAAGGTCGCAACATGACATTAAGGGTCGCCCCATTTATGCCACCGGTGCCGCGGGCACTGGAGCAAGACCCGGAAATGATTGGTTATTTCCGTCAGCTGAATGAAATGCTCGAAGAGATAGCCGGCTACGTGAACAACCCCGGCACCTCTGCCGAACGCCTGTACAAAACCGCGGATGAATCGCTCGACCAGGATACGACCTACCAGGATGATGACCACCTTGCAGGCTTTACGGTCGAGGCCGCGGCCTGGTACGCCATCACCGGTTTCCTGGACGTTGCCACGCATACTACGCCGGATTTTAAGGCGCAGCTTAGTTTTAGCCAGACCCCGCAGGACGGTAACTGGATGGCAAGCGGTACCGGCTCTTCGGCCAACTTTTCAGGTGACCATTCAATTGGCATCACCGCGGAATTGTCGATTACGGCACCGAGCAGTGAGGTCGGGCTGGCGGTATTTGGTGTCGTACTGGGTCATGCGTCTGCCAATGGCACGCTGACGCTAC